CTAGACGGGAAAGTGGATGAGTTGCGCGCCCAGCCCAATCTCAGAGCCTGCGACAAGGCGGCTGGTTCCCGCGTCGAAATTGTCGCTCCTGTTCTGAGAACGGTAGCGCCGATTGTCCCGCTCGCGGTCGTTCCTCCCATCGCGCTCATTCCGGCCGTTGAAATTGCGATAGTTGCGAGGTCCGTTGTAGCTGCCGCCTTGACCGTGGTCGACCACGCAGCCTTCGGGACGGCGACAGATGCCGCGAGCGTCGAAACCGCCGCTGTCTACTTGGGCCTCGGCAGAGATGCCTGACAGAAGCGCCGCTGCCGACAGGACGACAGCAAAGGATACCTTCATTTTCTCACCTGGACCATTGTGACGCAAATTTGCGTTTTACATTCCATAAACCACGAATGCGAAAAGCCACCCACAGTTCCACGCCCTCCTGCCGATCACCCAGCCGGTTTTCGCCGTCTGTGCCACCAGACAGCCAGCCGCCGCCGAAGCCGGCGCGCGAACGGCAGATCGTGCGAGAGCACGAGGAAACCGAGCGGCAGCATCCAGAAGCCGAGGATGGGCAGGAAACCCAACACGCCGCAGAAAATGAGCGCCATGCCGAGCGCCATCCGTGCGATGCGCGAGCGCGGCATGCCGATGCTGAAAGAGCCGAGCACAAGCCTGCCGCTTGCATGATCGATGCCGAAGCGCACTGCCCGTGCCTTGCGCTTCTCGCCGCCTCTCGTCTCCTCACGATCATTCACATTTGTCATTCCCCAGAGATGGGCGCAGGCATCCCAAATACAAGTTCATTTCATTTTTTTGAAAAAACCGCTTGGCAAATCGGGAAAGCGTTTGTATTAGCCCACTCACACCGCGCCAAGCAGTGATCCCTGGTAGCTCAGCGGTAGAGCATTCGACTGTTAATCGACAGGTCGCCGGTTCGAATCCGGCCCGGGGAGCCATTTTAAGAAATAAGTACCTGTTTTTGTTGAGAAATCCGAAAGCAGGTACTTCTTTCCCCACTTTCCCTCCCCGCTTTTGGAACGTCTTTTCTACGGTTGCTCCGCTACCATCGATCCAATGCGCTCACGCAAACCACCCCGATTTCTCCCCGCAGTGCGGCCGCGGCGAACTCTGGCGGCTGGGGCTTACCCCAAGCCTTCTCCCAACCTAGGTGCACTATCGCCTCCTCTTCAGCGGCCGACAGTTGTTTTTTTTGCCGCGCCAACTCTTGGTCCACAAACATCTGGTTATGGAAGCGGCGATAAAGCGAACCCGGTGACGAACAGTCGGAGACGATTGGCCCGTAGAGGAATATTACGAGGTACGCGTACTCAAGACTCGCACCAGATGCGAGCCGCATGTAATCGGCCAAGATCTGACCAAGGTCGAATTTTGGGCTTGGTTGAGTGCGCGGCATTCGCACGGCTTTATATTCCAAAGCAGTCGCGCTGGCGCCTATCAGGCAATCTACCCTCCCACGTGTTCGATCGTGGTAGCGTTGCTCGACGCCAACAACGTCGAGCGGCAGCTCTGGCTTCCAGTTAATTCCTTTGCTGTCGAGCTGCTTATGAAATGCACCGGCGAACGCCGCTTCGATCCCTGTTGTCCTCCCCTGCTGCAGCACGTTTGTGATGTGGGCTGTGATGGCCTCAGCATTTGCTTGCAGCGCCTGATCAAGATGCGTTCTAAGCTTCGATAATCTCACAACTTCACTTCCCTTGAATCATTTTGATGACGCTTGGGCAGAGATGCAACGTTGCGGCTTCTGGTGCAACGGACCTCGGCGCGCCGAAGAGCGACAATCGGACGTGTTCACTTCGCAGTGTCTGCTACCGAATGATTGTCGGAGATCCAATCACCCGCTTTCCAACCAACGATGCTGACGGTTCCCGCCGCTATAACAGATACGCACACAAGCACGGCGATTATAGCAAAGCGACCAAAGGCCGTTGCTTTAAACGGTCCGTATTGAATAGTGAGGGTATCTTTGGGCTTTTCCATGCGCGCACTTCTCCTTAAAGAATCAGTGCTTGCCGCTGCTGCTGCGCAGATTGTCACAAAAAATGAGACGCGCAACCAACAGGAATTTTGTATCTTCTTTGTTCTGGTTTAGGTCCCGTTGGCCCGCCTGCGCGGCGATCCGGTGGAGCGCTGTTCGCGCCGATCATCAACCACAAGGCTCGCCAATTCGAAAATGTGCCTTGATTTTGGTACCGCGCGGCCATGTCTCTAAGCTAAAGCCAAAAAGATAAGGCGGCAGTTTCTGCCGCCTTTTTCACCACAATTATGGTGCCGTGTTTGTTCACCGAAGCAATCCCGCTTCGGCAAGACTAGGAAGATCCCATGAGTTAAGCTCACCTTCCAAGTCCGGTTCAGCAAGTGGAGACTGACAATCTCCATTGGCCGGTAACTGGGGGCCGGAGAAGTCTAGCCACCTCTCTGGTTCCCTAAGATATAGCGAAAAGACGGTAGACTTTCAATGTTCCACAGGAAGATGCCGAGTGCCCGATCTTCCCAAGGCTCTACTATGAAAAACCGCCGGCTGGTGAGGCCGACGGTGCACTTGTGGTGGCGTGGTAATTAGAAGCGGCCAGCCGCATCATGCGGCGACAACGGCTGACCGCCGTTCGGCCAGGGCGGGCCGATTAGAAATCTTTGCCTCCGCCAATGAGTTCCCAGAACTCGCCCCGGCGGTAGGTCTTGAACGTCAACCAATCCATGCCGGATCCGCGCATTCCGTTGCACTCGCGGCAAGCAGCCGCCATGTTGTCGCGTCGCGTCCAGCCCTTGCGGCGATTGGTCATCAGATGCTCGAGCGTTGCGGCGTCTGGCCGATTCTGACCCCGGCCGCGGGTCATGATGATCATGGCGCGGTCGCAGTAACAGCAGCGCCCGCCCTGCTTGTTGAATAGCTCAAGGACGAGAGCTCGTTTGACTCCGGTTTTCATATGGATTCTCGCAGGCGGTGAGATGGCTTCCTTCGACCGTGCGGAACGGGCGGCCAGCCATGTCACCAGTTATGAGTTGAATGTAATATAGCTCTCTGCCGAACATTGAGCGGGATCGTGCCGTCACGATTGCAACGTAGTCGTGAAAAGCCACGCTATCCCCAACGGCGAAACGAAAATCAGCGGCGATGTAAACTCGAGTCGGTCGTCTGCCAAGCAGCGCGCGCGGCAATAAGCTTCTGTCGGCGTGGCTAATCGGGGTGTGAATGGTCATTGTGGTGCTCCTCGTTGACTTGTTACACTGTAATAGGTATTTGATACAGGGTGACAAATGAGAAGTCAACACCTCGTAATAACTATTTGTCACAGGGTAACAATCATGACACCGGCACAATTAAGGATGGCTCGCGCTGCGCTGAAGATTGGTGTGCGCGATCTTGCTGAACTGGCAGGGGTAACGACAGCAACAATCACTCGGTTCGAAAACGAGCGCGGCGGTCTGAATTCGGCAACAAGCGCCAAGATCAAATCATCGCTGACCTCGGCTGGCATTATACTCATCGACCAGAACGGCAACGGCCCTGGCGTCCGTCTGCGCGATCGGCAGGAATAGGCCGTGGCAATTAGCAATTGCGCTCTTGACCTGTCTCCCCGATCAAGACACATTGCCGCTTAGGGTTGAGGGGCTCAAACAATGAAATCAAGAATTTTCGTAATCGCTGCTATAGCGGCGCTGCTGTCGTCGTGTGGCTTCACCGTACCAGTCGCGGTGATATCAAGTAACGGCGAGGTGATGCGCGGAACCGCTACTGCGGCAGTGTCAGGCGGGACTTTTGCTGTCGCCGGCAAGCTCAAGGGCAAAGAGGCAAAATGCGCCGGCACATATAATGCGCTCGACCAATCCGTCACAATCTCCATGCCGGTTCAATGTTCCGATGGGCGTAAGGGCTTCGTGATCGCCACTCGAGAGGCGAATGGAATAGACGGCTCTGGCCGCGTCCGACTAAACGATGGCACCGAGGCGGACTTCGTATTCGGGAAAGCGGCGGCAGCATTCTAGGCACAAGGGCCGCCGACCGCAGCTATGGCACAGCAAGCGTTGAAGGGATCACGTGCGTAAGATTTTAATTATACTAGCAGTTGCTTCTCTTTCCGCCTGTCAAACTGACGCGCAGGTTCGCAGCAAGCCACCGCTGATGAGCTATACGACGGGAAAAAGCGCTGACTCGGCAGTGACATGCCTTATCCCCGCCCTTGCCCAATCTTGGAATGCCGTGGCGATCCAAAACAGTCGCTTCGTGGCCCAAACCATATCTCCGAGCAACGAATACGACATCGTTCCATCCGGGAATATGATCAACGGGCATTGGACGTTCACTGTGAACGTGAAGTCCTCTGAAAGCGGGTCAAAGATTTCGCTCTTCCAAGGTCAAATGATGCTGCCGAGCACGACGCAGGCGATGAAGGATGGCATCGCCGCCTGCCTTTAGCCACGAGCCGAAGCCAGTCGCGCATCTCATTCATGGAAGCAGCAATGACCTTTTCACACGCAGCCAGAATCCTAGCGTATCTCATACTTCTCGTTGGCGCTTGGCAGGTTGTGATCGGCTTGGTGATCGCGAACGAGCTTTTGCTGCCATACGAGGAGGCGCTGCGTCGCTACACACCCGGAGCACCGAGTTCTGGATCCGTAATTGACAAGGGGATCTACAAGCTCGTCGTTGCTGTCGGACTCGGCACGCTGGCTGAAATCAGCTTCCGGCTCTTGAAGATGCGCCGAGAGCAATAGACCTTGACCACCCTCACCCGACTCGCCTAGCCATCTGCATGCGGCCCACCAATCCGCGCACCACCACACTGAGGAGACTTCGACAAGCTTTCGGCATTCGTGCCGACGGCAGATCTTTGTCCTTTGCGTGGATGTCTTATGGAATCGCAATTCCCCCTCGATAAAATTTATACTGCTGACGAAGCCGCCGAACGGCTCAGGCTGACTAATCGTGGCGTGATCAAGCTCGGCAAAGCACACGGCCTATGCTCACGCGTTGGTCGCGACTACTTGTTCTCGGAACAATATCTGTTGGCGCTCTGGGAGGTGATGCGGGAGCCGGCCAAGCAGCCCAAGCCGCCGACCGTGAAGGTTGCCCCGATGGGCGACTGGATGAAGAAGAACTCCTGGCTTTTCGGCCCATCTCTCTCCGTCGACCGACGCGAGATGGCGGTCCTGCGATTCTTGAGCAGTCAGAAGGGGCCACGTTCTCGCAATCAGATTAAGCGAGCCGGCCCGCGCACGGTTGAATCATTCCTCAAACAGGGCTTTGCTGTCGAACGCGCTCGCGACGCGCAGGGCGACCCCATGATTGTCATCACAGACGAAGGACGCGAGCAAATCGCCAAAGCAGATCGCTGGATAAAGGAGAGAGCCAAGCACGGAAGGAGCGCAGGTGGTTGGGATCGACTTGTGAAGTAAAAGACATGGTTGACTCAAAGATCCAGCAAGCCGCCCTCACCTACGTCAGCACCACCCAACCGCTGGATCCTGATCAGGGCTGGCGCCGCGAAGACGTCCAATTGGCCTTTATGGCTGGGATGGAATCGCTGGCAATTCCTCGGCTTCTATCTCTTCCCGAGGTCGCGCGAACGCTGAATGTATCAGCATCGACGATCCACGACCTCGTGCGCCACGGCGAGCTGGCATTTGTGCATGCTGGCCGCGGCACGGAGCGCCGACACCTAACCTTCAGCCAAGATGAGGTCGCGAGCTTCATCAAACGCCACACGCAGCGGGATTACGCCGTTTCGGCCCCCAAGACCATGAGGTACGGGACACGCAAGCGCGCACATGAGCTAGCCGTCGAGCGGGCTACTTCAGATCAAGGCAGCTTCATGGCCCAGTACGAAGCGCGGCGCGCAGCAGCGAAGGTGAAGAAGAAATGACCATTCCCCCTCGCCTCATAGGCCGCAAGGAAGCGGCTGAATATTGTGGAATCTCGCCGACATGCTTCTCGCTGTGGGTTTCGACCCACAAGATGCCGCCGGCCATTCCCGGAACCCGGATGTGGGACAAGCGCGCGATCGACGCCAGGCTGGACGAGATCGGCGGCCTTGTGTCGTCAGTGCCCCGGGATCCATTCGACAAATGGGAGCGCGAAAATAGGACCGGGCGATCGTCTGGCCGCGATAGCCTTGCAGAGTGGCGCGCCGGAAAAGAAAAGCGCCGGGCTAAGTACCGCCCGCAAATGGGGCTCGAATACAAACTCGAGTCCATTCTCGTTTACATGGCCGCCCATCCGGAGTGCGACACGGCGGCATCGATACCCAATGCCGGGCCAGCGATGCTTCAAACATTGCAAAAAGCCGGTGCGGTTCGGGCGTTCGGGCGGGAGGCTCTTCGCTATGCCTTAACGGAAGAGGGAAATGCAGAGGCCGCTCGCATCAAGAAGTGGCGCTCACTGGCGCCGTGATCTGCGGTGGTGGTGTTGGCATCGCCGCCCGCAGTTTCGCCTGCAGAAAAAGCGCAATAAGGCTCGATTGATTAATTAGATGTCTAACCATCCATTTCACGGTCACCTTTGCAGCTGGACGCATGAGAATTCTGCGAAAGGGCTGCATAGACAGCGGACCAAACGGTGCCACGAAAGTCCGACGCAACGTCGATCTTCGAACAAAACTCGCACTTGACCGTGGATGGAATCCTGCCCAATCTCGTCCGCCACAGGGTGCATGGGGAAATGAATGACTAGATTGATGTGCGCGACGATCTTATTGGCGCTCGGGGCAAGTCCAGCGGCAGCGTACTTCCTGACGGGGAATGATCTCTATCAGGGCTGCGACACGAACAACCTGATAGCCGACAAAGCGAGAACGATGAACTACGTTCTGGCTGTCTACGATTATGACGATTTTCTTCGCAGCGCTCTGTTAACTTCAGACAAGATGAAGGCGATTTGCTTGGGCGAAAATGCGACAGCCGGACAGCTGACCGATGTGGTGTGCAAGTATTTGAGGGAAAACCCGGAGACACGCGATCGAAACGCCGGATTCTTGGTACGCCTCGCATTGGCTAAGACCTGGTCTTGCCACTGACGATGCCCGATGTCACCGGCAGTGCTCCACGTCCCGAACGGAGCATGCTTCGGGAAAGCCCGGTGCATCCAGGGCAGGCGGTTTCTTTATGTTCTCGCCTGTTCTGATTTTGCCCAGCGAAACGGTTCGCAATCGGTCCGGGGGACGATAGTGATCTGGTGAAAGTCGCCGCGCATCATTCATCTGGCACGTCGCATGGAGGACGCCACCACAATAGAGCAGTTCAGCGGCCGATATCGTCGACAGAGACCAGTGTCGAGACGGTTGTCGAAGCAAGAGCACCCAGAAGGGCATGCGCCGGATCGTGCGGCGTTCCCTCAATTCTCGCATAAGCGCGATTTTTCTTGTTGGCAGTGTCGTGAACGACCTTCAGTTTAAGGTTGTAACTGGTACCAATCTGCCGCACCTTGCCGGCGTTCAGAACAACCATGAAATCCGCTGATGAAATGGGAAAGGCTGATGTCCTGACGCAGCCCTTTAGGCACTCAGACTGATCTTCTCCAAAGAACTCAACATAACAAGCCGAGAGATAGGTCTCTCTTTCACGAGTCTCGGTCTTTTCTCGCAATCTGAACAGCTGCGGATAGACCCCAATGGGCCGCCCTTCTCTGTCTCTGATCACGCGGTTCTTAGGACAAACGCGCGCAACATGATGTGCATCTGGGATGCTGGGCATCAAATTCTTTCGAGAAGACCCACTGCGGTCGTCACAAAAGACCGGAGCGGTGATTGCCCTGCCGAAAGCTCTACGCCGTCCTCGGTGGTGATATTGCTGGACCAATGGACGACGGGCGTAGGCTGGAAGGCAGCAGTCACCATCCCTTTTTGGCCTACGTACGCACAAAGCAGATTGCCGTCTGCGTCAAGTCCAAGCGATGACCAATCGAGCCTTTTTGCCTCTAGCAGCCACTTCAAAAAATTTACGTAGGGTGCAGGCAGAGGAATGGCGTCGTCATCCGCCCATCCATTCGGATCCAACAGATAATCGATTTCCGCAAACAGCCGCGCCCTCTCCTCAAAGGACAAGTACATCGCATAAGTGGCTGTGGCGGTCTTTAAGTCCATCGCACGACTTGGCAGAAGCGTTTCAGCACTGGCGGCTGGTAATGTTGCTGTTGCTGCAGTACCTTGCATGGCGCTATGTGAGCTATTTCTGGGTCCGCTAAAGTAATTTCGACCGCTGGGGCCGGTCACTTGGTCGATAATGGCCTCGATCATTTGAACAGCGCCCTTCCCTCTTCTGTAATCAGGGCCTCGAACAGACGATTCTTCGTCTCGTGTAGCTTATCGTACAAGTTGATCACGAAATCAACCTTCAATGGTATCTCCTCAAAGATAAAGACATCGATGTCGAGCAGCAAAGAGGTGTGGTTTATGAGCACCGGATCGACTTGGCCGGCTCGAATAATCACATTGGTCCGCTCCTCATCTCGAAATTCGAGCATCGAAAAATTGGCTGAAAGGGCGGGATATTTAGAGAAAGGAAAATGAGGATAGATGTTGAGATACCGCCTGGGATCGACCGGCACAGATTGAGGCGACGGAATATCGATCCTGTTAATGTAACGTGCGCCGATGCGCGTTGCCCGCTTGAATCCTGTCAATTTGCGTAGAACTTCGAAATCTTTCACGAAGGATGCAAATAAAACATCCCATGACTCGTAGGGTGCCGTCCTGGCCGTAACCAAGGCTGTTGGGCGGATATTGACGATATCAGCCACGTCGTCACCTATGCACCTGAACCATTCCTGTTTCAGCTTCGATTCCGCACCTGTTGGCTTCCCGTTAGCAAATTGAAATCCGAAGTCGTAATCCTGCATCAACTCATTACGCGGATACTTGCGATGGACCTTTTTCACAAACCGCTCCATATCCTTTCTGGACAATGGCGCATCAGTAAATTGCACTTCGATGACAGCTTCGACGATCGGAGGCCTGGCATATGTAGGCATTGTCAGCTCACAGCGTTTCAATTTCGATAGCGCTACGCTTCCCATATCTCTCCGTCAACGTAGCGGACGGCCAAATTCCAACGAGCAGGTGACGCCAACGGAATAGACATGGATAACCTTGCCCGACACTATCGGCCATTTCACCCTGCGTTGATTTCAAGGCTGGCGCCGGCCTTAGACCACCTCGTAAACCTCGGCGTTATCCTGCACCTCCCGCAGTCCCTTATAGGATGAGTGCCGCAGCTTGCCGTCATCCGTCCATGCCCTGTACTCAATCTCTGCGATCAGCGTCGGCTGCAGCCACACGACATTCTTCCGCCGGCCGACATATTTGATCGCCGGCGTCTTTCGTTTGATCTTATCCATCATGCTGCGCAGCTGCCACGCCGTGCTTTCCTTGAAGCCGGTCCCTACCCCGCCGACGTAGACCAGCTCCTTGCCCTTGCGCGCGGCAAGCAGAAGCCGACCGATCCCTGCACGCGCGACCGTGGATCGTTCAAAACCGACGATCACAAAGCTGTCGCTCTGGACGCACTTGATTTTCAGCCAGTCGCCGAGCCGGCCGGAGCGATAAGGCGCGTCCCGGCGCTTGGCGATGATGCCTTCCAACCCGTGTTCGCAGGCGCTCGCCAGCAACTGATCACCGTCGGCCTCGATCTCCTCGGAAAGCCGGATATCGCCCTGCTCTCTGGCCGGCACCAGATCCTCGAGTAAATGCCGGCGCATGTCGTGTTCGGAGCCTCTGAGATCGTGGCCGTCGAAATAGAGCAGATCAAAAGCCATGAAGATGGCGTCGCTTGAGCTCTTCTTGCCGCCCCGCCCGCCGAGGGATTGTTGCAGCAGGCCGAAATCCGACCGGCCCTGCTCGTCGAGAACCACCGCCTCTCCGTCGAGGATTGCCGTGCCAACAGGAAGCCACAATGCAGCCTGTTTGATCGCCGGGAAACGATCCGTCCAGTCGTGGCCGCCGCGCGTCAGGATGCGAATGCGCGTCGGCTCGATATGAACCGACAGGCGATAGCCATCCCACTTGATCTCATAGACCCAGTCGTCGCCCTTCGGCGGCCTTGCTTTCAGAACCGCAAGACACGGCTCAATGCGATTTGGCATAGGATCGAGGAGAAGGTTCGGCTGCGCTGGATCTCGCGGCTTGCGCGGGCGGGATCGAACCGGCTTGTCAGTATCCTGCAGGAGCGGTTTGGGTTTCGGCGGCTTTGTCATGCCTCCATCCCATCAGCAACGTCTTAAAAAGCAATTGACCCAGATTGATTATTGACTCGCATCCGCATGCGAACATAATAAGAACATCGGCGCTGCGGCCGCCAATCTGAAAACTGAATATGGAGCACGGATATGCGAGAGCAGCCGATCGGCGAAGCCGTGGAAAACGATGAGCGTGCGGAGGTGATCGCCTACCATAGGGGCGACACGCACGCCGCAATCGACACCCTACTGGAGGACATCCGCCACCTTCGCCGGCAATTGACCCTGGCAGAGGGTGCCATGAGCCGAGGCATGACCCGCGGATGGCGGCCGAGCTACGATCGAGACTGACATGCCACGTGCCGAAAACATCCCTACTAAACTTAATGTCGGACGCGAACCTCATGCTTGACCGGTCCCAACCAAGCAAAGTGCCGTTCGAAACGGCTCTCAGGGACTGGTGGTGGTCGCAGCCGCAGCCTTTCCGCGAGAGCCTCAGTCTGTCGGCCGCGCGGGCTTGCTTTCGCGCAGGATACACCGCAGGCAAGCAAACGACCGAACGGCGCTTCGTGTTTAAAGCCGGCCGCATGCGCATTACTGTCTGGGCAACGGGCATCACGGAAGCACGGAAGAAAGCCGAAGCCGAGGCTGATTTCCGCGCGGCCAAAAAGGGTTGGCCGATCCCGAAAGCGGGCTGGCAGCTCCAGGAGGAAAAATGAGCGATACCGACAAGCCGGCACCTATGAACCACCGAATAGACCTGATCGACAAGGGCAATAGTCTCAGAGACCAGCTCCGCTTGATCGAGATGGCGGCCCACGCGATCGACGATCGAGACCAACGAAGCGCTCTCATAGGAGGCTGTGAGCAGGCACGAGATGCGATGGAATGGCTGCTCGATATGATGCGAAGCATTCCGCGAGGCGAACCAATCGTGGTAGCGAAGGAATAGATACTGCAATGATTGCTGGATTGATTATCTGCGCATCGTTGACCGTCGTCGACGGCGACACGGTGAAATGCGATGGGCAGAATATGAGACTGCTGGGAGAAGGTGTTCCATTCATCAGCGGCATCGATACGCCGGAGATCGGATCGCACGCGAAGTGCTTGAAGGAACGGAAGCTGGCGCTGATCGCCAAGGGCCGGCTGCGCGAGCTACTGGCTGAAAAAGGATTGCGGGTCGTATTCAGCGGCGCAATCGATGGAACGCCGTCGCACCGGCCGCTCGTCAACATCTATCGCAAGAATGGCGAAGAGATTGGGAAAAAACTGCTCAAGGAGGGCTTCGCGAGGACGTGGAATCCGAAGCAGCGGAATGACTGGTGCGGTTGAGGTGACGAGGGTCGATCAGCTCAGTAGCCGCGGGCCTTATTCAGGTTGCGAAGAACCATTTCATTTGTGATCGTGACGATCATGATTCACCAGGAGCAACCAATGGCTGCCAACACTAGACCGATAGCAACGGACGATTATCTCAGCCTCTACGAGAGCGATACAATTTCGGGAAACATTCTCGAAAACGATGAGGCTGGCGCTAACGGCCATTTGTTTCTCCGCTTCTTCGATGATCAAAACGTCCTGGCCAAGAAGCCGGACCAGATCACCGACGTCGTGGGTGAATACGGGGTCTTCCACGTTAAAGCGGATGGCTCCTATACCTACTCATTGAACGACGACGCGCGGTTGTTGCTGTTCGCCGGCAAGACGTTCACCGAAAACCTCTCCTACAAGATTTCTGACGGCGCCGGAAATACGGATGTGGGAAAGCTCAATCTGGAGATCAAAGGCGATCCCTTGAAGCCGAACCAGGTGCTTCTCGATTTCGAGGATCTGCCGCTGGGACTATCAGGAACCTTTACTTACCACGGGCTGACATTCACCGGCGCGACTGTGGTACAGGCAGCGGACGGCGGGAAGGAGATATTTTTCAACGGCGGCGGTATCACAGCATCCGGCAATGCGACGCTCGTTGAGTACGATTTTCATGACGGCGACGGGTTGAGTACGACCATTCCAATCGTCGACGGTGGGCCTGCGCCGACAATCCCCTCGGATCATCTGGAGCCTTTCATCGGACACATCGAAGCAAATGCGGGCAATTTCCAGGAGATGTACTTTATTCCAAACTTCGCGGGTACGGCATACGCCTACCTCGACAACATGATCCTGCAATACGACAGCGGATTGATCGGCTAGAGAACCACCTGACCCGATGGATGACGACACGGTCCCGAGCCTCGACCGATGCCGCGATTGCGGCCGTGGCCAGGCCTCACCTAACGGTCGGTCCGGAACCGCGCCGGAACTTTTCCGACGCTTTCTTGTTGAGCGAACAGGATCGCATAGGTGGCCCCATACCGGGGCCGTCCGCTTCCCAAGCTTCTTACCTGTGCGATCCGTCCTTTTCAATTGCTGCGTTTCGGCGGGGCTCCTCTTTGAACGTCGGCGTGGAATGACGGAACCTAGCCGGTCCGCTTTTTGTTATATCGGCAGGAAAGCACGGGCGTTCCTCCTGTGCGATCCATAGACTGGCCTCGCCTCTCGGCGGGGCCTTTTTTCGAGTTCCGCGGAAGCGCGGCTAAAATGCACAGCAAGCGGCACGAAAGCCGGCCGCCTGTGGTTCGAATGCTATGCCACAAACAAAAAAGCCGCCTCCCCGGCTAAGGAGAGGCGGCTGGGTGGTGTGGTTGGGCGCTGGATTATGCAGCGAGCCTTGCTTCAAAATAGGGGTCTACGTAAGGCACCATGCCGGCCGACACCTTGGCACCCATTGCGGCATGTGGAGTTGGACCTGGGTGGATCGTGTCGTTCGGGTAGGTGTTGTAGTCACCCGCCTCTGCGATGATATCGTGATACTTGTCTACTCGGCCATCAGCACCCGAAGCCAGCCACGCGTTGTAGTCATTGCGGACTGTGTTCTGGGCACCAGTGAGGGTTCCTCTTGGAATGATTGAAGAGGCATGGACCCTGAGGTAGCAGCCGTATGGCCCAACTGTGGAGCGGGCATAATCGGCCAAGTCCAAGAAGCGGGCCTTCATGGTCGCAAGGTCCGACCCGGCTGAGATGTCATTGGTGCCAAGCTGGATGAAGATGTCCGTGACATAGGGCCAGAGGAGCTTCTGGACTGGCGCAACGGCCACCATCTGGTTCTGTATCTTGTTGGCGTCGATGCCTTGCTTGTGCCACGGGAAGCAGTGCCCATTGACGTTCCTCATGGCGCGGGCAAAGAAGCCCTGCGTGGAGGAGGTGTTGGTGTCATCCTTGAAGTAGCCGATGCTATCCAAGACGCCAATGACGCATGCCATTGGTACGTAGGGGATGCCCAAGACCATGGCTGGAGGACAGGCTGGACCTGATGATGTGCCTGAGTTGTTGAGTACGCCACCACCGGCCCTAAGGAGCTGTGAGCCACCCGTGGTACGGAAGCCTGCCGAGCCAACGCCGTTGTTGGTCACTGCGGACATACCGTCTGTCACTAGTGGGACCGTGCGATAGAAGCCACTGTAGTTGGTGGTGTCTGCGTCCCACTCCATGCCCGCTATGGGGTCCGTGAAGATCAACTCGCCTGGATTGGATACCCCGGTGTTAGCTCCCGAGTAGAGGGCTCTGACTGGGGTGTTGATCCCGGTGAGCTTCTCGGCGGCCCTCTGCCACGTACATGCGGCGGCTGGGGAGTTGGTCTCAGTGCCAGAGCCTGGGGCGACGTAGGCATGGGCATCGACAAACCTGATGTTCTTCACCTTGGATGGTCCGACTACGTGGCCATTGCGACCCTGTCCGTTGGTGTTGCTGCCTCCAAGGGCAACCGGGGGGCCGTTGGGGAAATACGTATCACCAGTCACAAGCTGGATGTTCACAGGGTCTGGGCGCACCACCCCGCCCTGCCCGCGGCCCGAAACGCTATATCTGCCGATCGGCGAGAGCGGCGATCTTAGAAGGGCGCCACTAAGCACTGAAGACCCCGCACGTTTCACCAGCGACGCGCGTAAAGCGGTAGGTGCCTGGCGCAGTGATGGCGATCGCCGTTCGGAATGGCGTGAGCTCGCCCACGTCGGTATAGCCGCCGGCGTCGTCCTTCAGCGTGATGCGCACGCGAGCCTGAGAGGTTGTTGCGCCCTTGATGCCAACGGTCACTGTCGAGCCAGAGGCGACGACCAGGTCAGAGGAATTGGCAGCGGTCGAGCCGACCGCGAGGAGTTCGGTTGCCATGGTAGTCTCCGGAAATGTCGTGGTGGGGTGTCGGCTAAGCGCGCGTGGTGCGGCCCGTGGTGCGTTCAAACGCCCTGTCCAGGCGTTCGTGCAAACCATCGATGCGGTTTCCCACTCCCTCGATCGCTCTAAGGAGTTGGGCAGTCTGCTCCTGCATGCCGGCCTTCGTCGCGAAGGTCTCCGCAGCATGCAATTTATGGGCGGCTAGATCGGAATTCGCCTTGTCGGCCCTGTCTTCCGCAGCCTTGATGCGGGTCTCATTGGCCTTTTCGCCTTCTTTGACGCGGCCGTCGATCTTCCACCAGATGGCCCAGCCGGCGCCCGACACGGTCAGGAAGAGCAGAATTACTTTCATGATTTCTTCTGGCGTCATTTGCTTGCCGCCTTGCCAGGTGCCGCCTTGCCCTCAAGCCCAGCATCGCGGTCAGCATAGAACCCAACGAGAGCCAAGTGGCGCCGGGCGCAAGACAGCAGGCGTTCGCGATCGGTGATCCATAGGCGCTCGAGTTGAGCCTGCGTCAGCGGCTTGTCGCCGAGGTCGACAGGGCCGAGGCACTTCGTCGTCAGCGCGCTATCGGCGTTCCGCAACACCGGCGGAGGCGGCGCGACGACCAGCCTATCGGACCTTGTTAATGCGCTGCACGCTGGGAGCACCGAGAGCAGTGCGGCCAGCATCAGGATCTTCGCTGGCTTCACGCTGCAGCTCCTCGATTTGTTTTGTTAGTTGGTCGGCCTCGGCCTGCATCTCTGCAATGCGCTCCGCCTCACGCGCTTTGGCTTCGTTCTGGCGTGCCGCTTGGCGCTCGACTTCGGCGTTGCGGGCCGTGGCGGCAGCGGCGTGTTCGGCTGCGATAACGGCCTTGTAGTGGACCTCGGCGCGGGCATAGCCCTTGTGGTCGACGTAGGCGTATGCGGCCAGCAGCAGCGCGAGCGCGGCCAGTGCGCCAAGCAGATACTGCCCAGGCTTGCTGAATAGGAAAGCGATCATGCGACACCCTTCAGGCAGAGCGCCCTTTCGGCTTGGCGGCGTTTGGTCAGGCCTGCGATCTTGCGACCTTTCGCCTTGTCCCACATGAGGAAGGCATCGCAAGCACCGCTGAGATCTCCGGCATTGAGCTTGCGCGCGACAGTCGAGCCGCAGAAGCCGCCGGGGCCGATGTTGTAGGTCAGCGACACGCCGGCGATGTATGTCTCGATCGGCAGAGCGTCCGGCGCCTTGAGACAAGCGCGCATCCCGGCCTCGTGCTCAACCAGACTGTCGATCAGCATGTTGTCGCAGTCGGCTTTTGAGAACTTCATGCCGGGCTTGATGCCCTTGGTCTCGCCGTAGCAGGCGGTCCAGATGCCGACGACATCGCGGTAGGCGTAGAGCTTTAGCCCTTCGAACCCGCCGACCGTCTGCACAGCCATGGCACCGGCCAACGTGATGGCGGCAAGTCCGCCACCGGTCTTTCTAAGCCTTGTCGCCATTGGCGGGCTCCTTGTTCTGGATGAGCAGCCGAGCGACATACGCGCCGGCGAGCAGCGCAAGCGTCAGCCACCACGGAAGCCAGTCAGAAACGACCGGCACGACATTGAGGATGATGTCAGACACTGCGGCGAGCTCGATCAGCCGGAGTGACCAAGCTCGCTTCCACGTGAAGCCAGCATCGGGGATCAGCACTCGCGCGACAGCGTCACGCGCGCCTGAGAAAAGCGTGCGAAGCATGGTGGGCTCCGGTTTTGTTTGGGGTGTGCTAGGCCCGCTTAGGGCCAATCTGAAAGGCGTAGTGATGGTTGCGGCCGTCGTAGGCCTTGTTGACCCAGCCGAACCAGAGCTTCAGGTAGAAGCCGCCGAACAGCGGCTGATCGCGCTTGAAGCAGAAAAACCGAACACCTTTGGCCGTCTCCATGACGTACCATTGATTTTTAGGGGTATCGGTAATCACCTGTCGAACAACGACACTGCCGGCGGCCGGCATGCCTAGAAGTTCCGACTGCCAGCCATGAGCTGGGTTTCGGCAGATCCAGCATGTGCGTTGCCACCAGAGACGCCAGCCCGCCAGGTCCGCCCTATAGCCCTTCACGCGCTGCGATATGCCGCCGTCAAGATTGGCGTCGAGCGTGGAAAACCATTGCAGAATGCCCGGGAGCCTTGGGCCGGTGATGAGCGACAGAGCGGCCAGCAAAGGCGACAGCGCATAGGAGAGCAGAACGAAAACGAGGTTCGCCGGCAGGTATGCAAGATATCGTGCAATCGGCCAGATCATAACTGGGAGGCCGCGACGAAGAACTCGTCGATCTGCTGCGGCGTGAAGCCCATTGCAGCGAAGCCGGCAGCCATCATGGGGCTCTCCTTCACGAAGGTGCCGCTGTATTCGAACGCGTCCTGAGTTTCGCCGTCCTGCATGGCCACCCATGCCTTGACCTGATCAAGCAGGCCAGAGCGCCGGAGCCTCAGCCGGAATTGGCGAGCCGACACCGACGAAACCGGCAGCGGCTTGTTCAGGTACTCAACGACAGCCTGATCGTCATTGGCCAGCAATTCTACTGCAAAACCTTCCTGAAGTTGCTCGAAAAGGCCACAGATATCGCTGTCAGCATTTCGCATCACATAGGGCATTAAGAAATCCTCTTGCATGGGAAGGTGAAGCCATCCGTCCAAACCCACATAGTGCCAGAGGCGCCAGACACCCGGCGGATCTGCATGCTCGTGTTAGTCCAGATTTCGTCGCTTCCAACGGCGAAGCCACCTGCGACCTGAATCGTGCCAACATTTCCGCCTGCATCATTGCCGCCAGCGACAAGCGTTCCTTGCGCCGGATCATGGAACAGGGCCGAATTGGTTGTGGCGCTAGATGAAAACATAAACCGCAGGTTTGCTTTGACCTTCACCCCATTTGGTACGGTGATCGCCAAAAGCGCCGACGTTGTCGAGATTGCAGCGTTTGTCACTTCCCTGATCGGCGTGGTGTATGTGTATTCATCTCGCGAGTTCATCATGAACTCGCGGATATTCGAGCTTGCATCGGTGAGCGCCACGCCAATCGGCGCCAGCACATCATAGCCGGTCAGCAGCGAGAGATTGACACCGCCGACCGTGGCCGATGTGGAAAGCACAACCTCGCCACTTCCGTCCGATTGCTTGCGAAGCGCATAGACGAAATAGGTGGCGTTCGCCGCCTTCGTGCCCGTGTCCAGGCCGCCGCCATTGCCTGCCACCCACGTGCCATTAATGTTCTTGGTGAGGGTGCTGGCCGTGGATGCGAACTTGCTCAGGGCCTTCGCCGTGAAGGCGGCAATATCCAGGTGCGTTAGTGGCGTCGACCCGTTGGGAAGTACGATACCGCCCTGCACAAAATCAGGACCGAGGAGCGGCGCAAGAAAAGTGCTCAACGCAGTGAGCGTCAAGCTCTTTGTATCGCCTGCCGCGCTATCCCATATTCCCAGCTTGTCGGCACCGACCGGTGCCGTCTTTGCCGTTGCAGCATTGATCGCGGCTCCGAGACCACTGAAGGTGACGGCGTTCGTTGCCGTATCGGCTACCATCAGCAGGATGTCGTCAGCACCATCATAGAGATAGAGCTTTAGCTGCCCCGCGGTGGCCGTTGATACCCAAACCGTTCCGGCGACCGCATAAGCTGGCCGTGAGGCACCGGAGTTACCGCTGAGTAGCGCCCGAAGGCTGTCGTCCATGCGCGCCGCCATGAGGCTCGGCGACGCCGGGCCTGTTGTTGGAACACTAAAGGTGGTTGCTTGGCTCATTGGAGGTATCCATACCCTTTTGCGACATAGTCGAAGGTCCGCGCGACAGGCGTGCCCGACGAGTTCTTAAATCTGATGGTGAAGCCCGAAGCGCTCTTGGCCGTTATCTCGGAGTAATCGCCGGTCTGCATGTCCTGCTCGGCGGTCGATATGCCGCTTAGGACATAATAGGGCGCCGGGAAGTTGATCACACGCCCGGCTATCGTCACCAAAAGATCGTTTCCGGCGATCACGCGGTCTGGCATATCGACCGTGACGCCGAGCAGCTCGACCACCGGAGTGACATCGAACTGCAGCGACTGGAGCTTGGCGCGGAAACGATAAGCGCGTGCCGAAACGTCCGCCGTAGTCAACTCAGCCCAAGCCGACCATGTCGGCGATCCTGAAGGATTGTCTTCGGTCGAGGAAACCTCAACTCGAACGTTCCATAGGGAGTCGGACGCCAGGCCGAAATATTCAGACACGCCGAACCAGTCGGAACGCGCGAATAGGTCTACGCTTGCCACTTCGCCGAAGGCACTGACGATCGCCGAAACGCGGGACGTGTAGACCGCCCCGAGGTCGACGATATTGGCGAAATCGTAGATGCCTTCGCTGGCGAACCCGCCGATGGACAGGAAGAAGTCGCCGACGGAGAACCAATCAACGAGCTCAAAAATGTCAGTCGCCGTATCGAGGCGCAGAGCCCCACTTGCGGCCACAACATTGGTCTTGCTTCCTGCAAACGCCGGATCTTCCTGCAAAGCCTCGACGGCGTTGAAGGCCGTGAGAGGATTGACGGTACTGACGATAAGCGCTGCATTCTCAGACAGCAGGCCAGCGTAGTTGACAGCTTTGATGAGGTAGGTGCCAACCATGGCCGGGACTTGCGCCTGCGACCCGACCACGTTCGTCCGGAGCTGTGAGGCTGTCTGCCAGGTGGCTCCGGTGATAGCTGGCGAAAACCTGATCTCACAATGGGAAAGAGCCTGATCAGGCTGCAGCGCCCACTGCATCATGGCGATATCGCCACTAATGGAGATGCGGAAATCCGTCACGTCAGCCGGGTTTGAGGCAAAGATGGCGCAGATGAACGATCCTATAAGCGGCCCGGAAACCTCGCCGTTTGCGAAGACCGCACGAATGCGAACGTCATAGACGCCGGTCGCCAGATCGACAAAGCGGATAGATGGAGCACTAACGCTTGAGGCCGTGATCCATTGCGTGTCACCGTTTGCCTTGTATTGCACGATATACGATGCGGCAGGCCCGACATCCGGCGCTTGCCACGCCAGATCGACCGCCGAGGTCGCCGGCGACGTGGTCCAGATGGATTCTACAAAAGAGAATCCGGAAGGAGCAGACGCCCGATAATCCGGAACGGGCGCGATGCCGGTCTGAAACGGCGGAATGTCGCCGGTGTCGGCCAACATGATCGCCGGAGCATCGTCAACCAGTTCTAGCCTGGCCGACAGATCCTGGCGCGCCAGGATGCTTTTGACGCGAAGAACGACGCTTTCAAAGCCGTTCTCACCAAACAGAACCAAATCGCCCGCGTCCGGCAAGTCACCGATGTCCGAAAACACAAAGGAGCGGAACTCCCCGTCAATTCCGGTGACCGTTCGCACAAGCGACGAGCCGTCGGCGCGCCGGAACCGCATGGAATAGTTCTTGCCTGCTTCCATGCGGAGCAGATCGTCAAGCACAACACCTTCCGGCGCCACTGATACCGACCTTACCCTGGCCGCACCTGAGCCCCACAACACGACGTCGTGGTTGACCCGAACGCGGTCACCGCGCGTGCAGACGAGGTTTTCAAAGTCAGTGTCGAGAGAGTAGGTTTCGCGCTGCAGCCGAAGTTGGGCGATGTGATAGCGCCCGTGCTTCCAGACCAGATCCTTGTCTGTGACGCCCGGGAAATCAAGGCCTTCGAACTTCGTGGCATTGGCTTCAGTGTATCCGTCGTCATAGACGACGCGCTCATCATTTAGATAGCCATTTTCCCGATTGATGAACGCCACGCGGAAGCCGTGGGGCATATCCACATAGGCGCGCACAGACGAGAAGTTCGCGGAGTTCCGCGGCGAGAAGTGCTGAACAATCGGCGAATCTGCGACATCCCATACGACACCCCAGCGACCGTCACGGAAGGACACGGCAGCACGACCAGCGGCCGCGATTTCCGTAAGCCGATCATATACCGACTTCTGCTCCGTCGCGACGAGATCGAAGGTGAAGCCCTTCGCTTCGCAGTAGGCGTGCCAATCCTGCAGGCTTTCGAGATCGATCGAGGCTCCATCAACTGGGCGCGCGTTTCCGGTGCCCTGCAGGACTTGCCGGAAGTGATCCGCCGGGTTTCTGGTAGTCTGCCCAGATGACCACGTCGTGCCGTTCCACGCCCTAATCTTGGGGCTGGCGATGCAATTCAGCGTGTTGACGGTGCCGTTAAGCTGGCCCGTTGCCCTGATCCGCATTGCGATAACGGTCAGCGGCTTGGAGAAGCTGATGACAGGCTCATTGCGCCGACCACGGACTGCGGTCCAGTAGACCGTCTCGGCGACCGTGTCCTTGCCATCATAGTCCGGCGAAGACTTGCTCAGCCTGACATCATATTTCCCTCGCGGCACAGACTTTGAAAGGGTCCGGCGAATTGCTTGCGGAGAATTCGACGTTAGGTCGAATGTGCCGAGCGACAGCCATGTGCTGCTGCTTGTGAGTTTATACTGGGCATCGATCGTGACGGTGTAGTTGACGCGAGAACCATCTTTCGCCTTCAGACGATAAACCCCGTTCGGGGCGCTCACGTCGACCGATATTTCGTCGACATTATCTGCGGTTGTCCGCTGTACCCACCCGGTGACAGCGTCCAGCTCAACAGAGACGTCTTCTTGAAAAACTGGCTTCGTGTAGAGCGTCACTGGCGTGACGGTGTGATCCTGAATGATTTCATATTTGACGTCCTCGAATTTCGAGATCTCTGTCTCGCCAATCTTGAGGTCGGACACCGCTATTGGTCCGTAGCCGACCACAAAGAGCATTCGCAAATACTGGTCGTCACCGACAAGCTCAGTGTACGCGCCAGCAGCGTAGGGCGGCGAAATTCGGTGAGTTCCGAAGATCTCCGGAATGGCGGCGTATTGCGCCGCCTGGTTCTGCGCGCCGCCGATCGAATATAGCGTCGTCGTGTTGGGCAGCGACGGAGGCTTGGCCACCGGAAACAGCGCGTTAAGCGCCATGGAGCCAGCAAGCGAGATGCCTGCGCCAATAAGGCCTGTAGCGACAGAAAATGCCGTCGTCCCGGCGGTGAGGCCAAACAGCGCGCCCGCCAACCAAGGTGCAGCGACGGCTGCTACAAGAGCCACGACCAAGCCGGCGATGGCTTTCAAAGCGCCCTTCCCGGGCACCTTTACGATGGTGACAGAAACGCCCGGCTTCACACGCACGCGCGGCCAGTTCTTCTGCTCGATGACATGGCCGCCGATGGTGACGTGCAGGCGAATAGGCTTCAGGTCGCAAAAAGCGATGATTTCTTCGATGGACAGGCAGGCCGGGACTTCAAAGTGCTCGCGCTGCTCACGAAGAGGAGAGCGGCGCAGATAGACGTCCACCATCTCGTTCGGCCCGATGATCTGGGGCGTCACGTTTCGGGCTATCAACATGGATTGTCCTGTAGAACCCGGTGATCCGGTCGCGCCATCGCACGTCGGCCATCCGTTCAATTTGAGAGGGGTGCGGCCCTTCGGAATGCAGCATGCGACCGCCCCCGAGGAATACCCCGACGTGGCTGTCGTGCCGCCCGGCGCGCATCAAGACGCAATCGCCAATGGCAGGAGTTTCGACTTGAATCCAATCGCGCTCGCGTTCCGCCTTCATCAGCGGCCCGATATCGCGACGGTCGAACCGCCTCGCCTCCATCTCCGCCACATAGGTGGGCACAAGGATGCCAAGCACGTCGCGGTAATAGAGGTACAGAATGCCCCAGCAGTCCGCCCCGTCGTAGCCTCGGCCGTGCTGGACATATGGTATCCCGATGAACCGCTCCATCAGAACAGTCCAGGGAAAGAGCCTGGGGTAAACTGACCGGCCGGGTGCGGCTCGTTGATCAGGGCGTCGGCAACCAGCGTTGCCGAAACAGTGTGATCGTCGATCGAGACGTCGGACATCTGTAGCGCAGGCATGGTGATCTCGACCATATCGAGATCCGATGCCAGCACGATCTCCATCAGAACACTGGCCGGCGTTGCAAAGCTGCGCAGGACGGCAACGAGCGAGCGCTCGATGTTGTCCATCTTCAGCTGTACGCGAGGCGGGTTGTCGCTTTGATCATCAGGAAGCGTGAATTCGAACGGCAAATAGAAATATTGTTCGCCGCGGCTCTCAGTCCCATAAACCAGAGGATCTTCGGAGAGCCGGGTCGTGGCGTTGCTGGAAAGATAAATCGGCGCTTCCAGATCATCGTGTGTCACCGTGAGGAGACAAATAACAACCTCATCTGTCTCCTGCGCATTTGCCGCGGCAATAAATGTTGTCGAGACGTTGCGGCTCACGGAAGCACCTCGATAGTTATGGAGACCTGCCAAAGATTTCCATCAATGGAAGCCTTCGGCGGTTCTTTGATGCGCACGAGAAGGTCGGGACCGCCGAGCCTGTCTGGAAACCAAAAGGCTGCCGCGCCGTCGCTGATCGTTTCGGAGAGGAAGGTCAGAAACGAGCGGTATTGGCCATAAGTCATGACCATCGTGCCGCTCTGATCCCAGACGTTTGACGTCGTGCGACGGCGGGCCTTTGCGGGCCCAACCGAGACATCTGAATAGATGACGTTGTCCGGCCGCGCCTCCTGATAGGAGGGAACCGTGAAACGCTTCGGCAGGTCATATGGCCAAAAAGCTGTCATCGTCTTGCCAATCCACCTTGAAGACCAAACTGCGACTGCACAGCGGAGCGCGAGCGTGAACCAGGCGTGGACATTTTGTCGGCGACCATGTCGTCGATGACCATTTCAATGGTCTGGCCCGCACTGGTCTTTCGCTTTGTCTGCGAAACCTTCGATCCGTTGTTGTTGATGATTTTGATCTCAACGTTGTCATTACCGTACGCGCGACCAGATGGAACGAGCGAAGGTCCGGCTAGCCCGCCTTTCGCCAGCCTCGCGACCGAACCGGAGTTGATGGCATCAAGCAGCCGCCGATGCTTTCGCGTCGCCGAAGCGTTGATGACGTACTCTCCGTTGGAAAGCATTGCCGGGATGGCATCGTCAGTCGGACCGCCGGCGCCGGCTACGTGGCCGCCGTCCGCTAGGCCGAGAAACGATCCAAACGTGGTATTCGGCGCCCAAGTTGGTCTGAGTGGCGAAACGCCCTTGCCACCAAACAGGCCACCGAGCCAGTCGAACAGACCTCCCCCGCCGCCCCCGCCCGACGTGGACGAAGTCGAAAGTTTCTGGCCGAACTGGCCGAGACCATTGCCAAGCTGGCCGAGGCCATCGATCGCTGTACGCGAAGAACTGGTGAGCCCACCTAGAGAAGCGGCGGATTCGGTTGCGCGCCGCGCCTGGACTTCCATGGCGCTGACCCACTCCTTGCCAACGCCATCGCTGAGGTTGCCGGAAAGCATCTCAAGCTGCTGCTGGCCGCCGGAATACCGGGTCGCGCCCGTGGCGAAGCCGACGTGCCCACCCGGCTGATTAGCTCCTAGCCCGCGATTTTGCACCAGCACATCGCCGCGCAGGATCTGCGACGGGTCGACCTTAGTGCCCCAATCAAGAAAGCTGTTCGCAACCTGCGAGCCGCTGCCCTTGATTCCCACTTGCTCGAGCGACGAATTCACGAACGCCGCGCACCACTTAGTTTGTGCCGCGTTGAGATCGACGCCGCCCTGTTTCAGGAAGGAGTTGATCGAAGACGTATTCGTGTTTTCGTTGGCCCCGAAGAGCGTGAAGGCCTTATCGACCGCTGACCCAGCACTGGAAACAACTGCCTTGTTTGCCGCAGCCGCGCTGCCGGTGGACGAGCCGCCGCCGATCGCGCCAGTAATTGCACCACTTATCCCAGCGGCCGCGCCGCCAGGTTGCCCCGTTACGCTCCCGATGATTCCGTTGATAATCTGCTCGATGAACCGATCAGCAATTTTCGAGATCTGGTTTAGCGCAGCATTCTGGATAGCATCGGCAAAGGCCTTGCCGATGTCGCCACCGTTATTGAGCAGGGCATTCTTGAAGTCGCTAGCGAACGAGTGGAGGTCGTCACGTAGTTCGCCGGTTTTGATCGACTGCCTGATCTGGCCAGCCTGGTCGCTGTTGAGATCTTCCGGCAGGCCGTATTGGCGAAGCGTCGTCGTGACCTTCTGGTCTTCTTTCGACAGCGAATCGTAACGCATGTCGTTGAGCAGATCTTGCGAGAGCTTAGCCTTGGAAAGCGTCTCGGAATACTGCTTATAAAGCTCGACCTTCTTCTCGATTTCGGCGCGCTGCGATGCCGATAGCGAACGACCCTTGTCTTCCGCCTGCTGGAACAGGTCCAGCGAAAAACGAGCCGCGTCTGCCTCGACGCCGTACTTACCGAGCAGGTCGATTTCCTGCTGGACTTGGCCGATGCGGTCATCAGCAGCCTTTTGCAGGTCGCGGTAGGCGTTTGCGGCCCGTGTGGCGGCCGTCTCCGCGCTTTTCAGGGCCTTGTCTGCACCTGGCAAGCCCTCGAGTTCGATGTTGGGGCGCCCCTGTGGAGTCGGCCCAATCTCCGGCGTCATGAAGCCGGGGTTCTTTATGTTGTCGTCACCAGGCTGGGCATTGGTTTCAAGCTTGCCGGTCTGGGGGTTGAAACTCCGCCACGTCGAAACCGGCAGATTTCTTGACGCCGCCTCGTTGACCTTCCCGACGCTCCCAGCCGCAGTTAACGCAGCGGCGGAAAGTTTGTCGAAGATGTCTTTGAATTCGGTGATTGCCGGGATGCCGACGCTTTTCAGTGACGCGGCAAGGGCATTCTGAACTCGATCAACGTCTGCCGTTTCCAGTTTGCCATCGCGGGCGGCATCTGCGAATTTCTTAAAAGCATCCTCGACGCCTTTAATAATTTCCTGATCTTCGCCAGCCGCACGGAGGTCTGCAACAAAAGCAGCAACAGTAACACGGGTATCCTCGACTTCCTTTCGGACGCCCTCGAGGGTTTTCGCGTTAATGATGGTCGCGCCCTCTTTGAGGTCTGCGGCATCCTTCGCGCGGGCGAGCTCATTGGCGTATTCTCGCAGGGCTGGGATTACATCGCCCCAGCGCGTCGCTAGATCCTGAATAAGCTGCGCCTGCTCCTTGAGCTTCTCGGCGCTTTGGTCGCCACCAGTTGCGATGGACGAAAAATATTGGATCGCGGCCGCACCGCCCGCTATCAGGCCGATCGTGACCAGGGAGACCGGGCTCACCAAGCTAGTAAAAGCTGCGGCCAGACCGCCGATTACCTGCTTGCCGTTCCCCATCGTCGCCAGGACTGATGAAAGCTGCGTACCCTGCTGGAGGGCAATCTGCAGTGGGTTCATGCCCATCGCAGAGGTTACAGCGATGTCCTGAAACTGCGCCGCTATATTGGCCGTCTGAAAGCCGCCGCCGGCGTGCTGCGATGGCATTGCTGCCAAGGCGGCATTCCGACCTTTGATCGCGGCCGTCGACGCGAGTGCCGCCTGCCGCTCTCTGCTGATCGCGGTCGCCATCTCGTTGGCGGAAATTGCACCAAGCGCATGTGCCTGCTTGATGTCGGCAACAGCGGTCTTGTACTGGTTGATGGTGGCAAACAGCGGCGAATAGCGAGCACGAAGCCGGTCAAGCTCCTTGCCTTGATCGGCCAGCGCGCCGGTCCATTCCTTGGATGCCGCCTTGCCGATACCAACCATATTGTTGATGCGGTTCTGCAACGTCGAAGAAACAGAGTTGTCGATCGACTTGCCGACCGCCGAGAATTGCTTCTGAACACTTCCGGCTAGCGTGCCGAGATCCTGCTCTATCCGCTTGATGCTGCGGCGGAGCGTGGCCTGGTCAGTCGAGATGCTGATAATCAGATCATCGGTATTGTCAGACATGCTGCGCGCATCCTAGAATTGAAAAAGCCCGCATGGTCGCGGGCCTTGGGGGATTGAATGCAGACCTGCAAAGAGTGCGGCCAAGAAAAACCTAACAATGAGGTTCAACTCGGTATCTGCGACAAATGCTTCAATTACGGAGCTCAGTCGCATGGATCGCAGAGTTTGAGCCACCGCGGTCAAACGCAAACGTCGGATGTGATCCTGACCACGTCGATTGATGTTCCAAATCGACAGGTCGAGCGAGTGATTTCAATAATCGCATCTGAGGCTGCTCTCGGGATGAATATCTTCCGAGATATCGCTAATAGCTTTCGTGACTTCGCTGGCGGCCGCGCCAATTCATCGCAGAAGTCGCTGCGAGAGGCGCGTCTGGCTTGCCTAGATGGATTGAAGAGGGAAGCAGAAGCTGTTGGCGCCGATGCTGTTATTGCAGTCGATTTAGACTACAATGAGCTGTCGACCTCTGGAGGAGGAGGAGGCATCCTCTTCGTAGCGGCAAGCGGCACCGCAGTTAAGCTGACACCGCTCTAGCCATACTTCGCGACCAAAGCCGCCACCTCATCTTCACTCGGAGCCGCAGTCTGCTCTTCGCCGCCTTGTGCCTCATTGTGACCGTTGATGGCCTCAAAGAATTCCGTCAGCGTAGCTGACCAAAAATCCACTGGCCGCCAGCCTAGCCCGCCCAGGCCAGTCCGCATCCATTGGCGGAAAGGCATCTCTTCATCGGGCTTGTGGTCTACGCCGTCTCGCCGACGGCTTCCACGTTTCCCTCGTCATCCTCGAAGTGACGCGCCAGGATCGTTGAGAACGCAGCAGCACACGCCGTGAAGTGCTTCAGCTTGATCTTGGTGATGGCCTCGAGCGCATTGCCCTTGACTGTCAAAAGCTCAATGCCAGCGAGCGTGGCCGCCGGCTCAACACCAGACAGACGCAAGAATAGATCGTTCAACGACTTGCACTGCAGACGGCTGGAAACAGCGGACAGGCGCCCCATTTCGGCGGCAAGCACGAGCTCCACGCCATCGATGACGAGGCGCGCTTCTCCGCGCGCCTCGTTGACAGCATGTTTGAAGACCTGTTCGGCCATGGTTTTCTCCTCTATTGCCATGATTAAGCTTCAGCCGTGAACGACAGGACGTCAGCGGCAACGAAAGTCGCGCTGAATTCCATGTTCGGCTCAACGTCCCCGCTGAACGAAAAGTCGGTGACCATCCACGACCCGGTATAGGTGCCGTCGCCGGGTACGATGACCTTGGCATTGAAGGCCTCAGCCGCGCGCACGTGGTTCATGAAGATGTCGGATGCCGTGCTTGACACGAAGTTGCCGGAGCCACTGAAAGTGCGGTTCGAGATGCCTGGCCGACTGGTCTTCTGGACCGGGCCGCCTGGATTGGTGCAGCTCGGGATCGTGGTGTCGATCTCGGATGCCGACATGTTGAAGCTGCGGGTCTTGAGACCGCAGAGATTAGTGAAAGTTTCCGTGGGGCTTCCGCCGTCGCCGATCTGAATCAGCAGGAGGCGGCCAAGCTGCTGGCCATCTGCCATGTGCAAGTCTCCAAATTTGGTGTGATTGGTGTGGCCGGGCTACGCCAGCGGCTTTTCGGTGTTGGCCACGAATTCGATAACCGCGTGGCTGGTCAGCCCGTCAGCATCGCGGAAAGTCCGCGTCTGCCGGTGCATGATTGAGATCAAACGATTGGTCGGCAGCGTGATCGGCGCCAAGTGCAAGCTTTCGACAACGGCGTCGGCGACCTTGCGAACTTCTGGAAACCCGACCTGCGTCGACCACGCATGCAGGGTCAGGAAAACTTGCGCGCCGCTGACACATGTTGCGTCGTCGCGTAGTGTCTGCGCCTCGCCGATCGTGACGTACGGATAGACGATAGGAGCCGGCGGCTGGTCGTACACCCTGCCCTGCACGAGCACTGTCAACGACGCATCCGCCTTCAGGCGCCCGACGAGCGCGCCCTGTAGTTCAAGTTCAGCGCTGGCCATCGGCTATTTCCCCATGGCCTCGCGAACGGCCTTGTTGACGGCGGCCCGTATCTTGGCTGAAGCCTTCTTTTTGTAGGCGCGCCAGGTCGGGAAGATGTGAGGCTGCGCAGCCGTGCCGGGGTGGATCCCCTTGCCGTTTGCCGCTGCATTCTTCTTGCCGAGAACGGTTCCGCCGCCTTTAGCGGTGCTATGTGGCGCGGTCCCGAATTCCAAGAAGCGCCAAATGTATTGAGCGAACACGCCCGCGGCAGACGGATCCTTCGTCTGCGAAAGTCCGACTTGCTGCTTGTTGGGATTGTTGGCCAGGAGTTCACCGCTGAAACTCTCGCGATATTCTAGGGTTGCGCCTGTCGGCGCGCGGTCCCGCATCATTTCGGCAGCCTCTTCTGCAACCTCTAACTTTGCTTGCGCGGCGTACTTCTCGACGTTGGGCGCCAACTGACTGAGCCGTCGCATAAGGGCATCACGGCCTTTTAGTTCCGCAGTCATAGCCATCAGGTAGCCGCCCCCTGCGTGGCCATGATATCAAGCCAAGCATTCTTATTGTCGGGATCTACCGCCGCCGTGATGTTGAACGTGCGGCTCTGCCGTCGCGCATCAACCGCACGCCATGCTGGCGTCACTTCGCGGGCAGAAGCGCAAGAGCGGATCCGGATGATGTATGGCTGCACGCCAGACAAGCGCGCCGCCAGGACCGGCTCGCCGCCCTTGAGTGGGATTAGTTCAGCCGCCGCGGTAAACTTCGTTTCCCAGTCACCGGACTGCTCGTTTCCCATGCCGTCATCGACGATCGCGCGACGCTGGAAAAGCAACTTCTCGCGCAGTTTCCCTGCGCCACGCGTGTCGGTCATCAGTTCTTATCCCTGGGACGCTGGCACGCCTCGGCCTTCCCTGCGGCTTTCGCGGCGGTGGCGCAGGGAGTGGTGACGTTAGCAACCGTATCGGCCTTGTAGGCGATGGTGACGGCGGGCGTGGCCCGCCAGTCATAGTCCGCCAGAAAGCGAACCCAAGGCATTAGAGAGCAACGCCTGGATACTGGAAGCTCAGTTGCAGGACACTCGTCGACTTCGCGATACCGATGAGAACGACGTATTCGCCAGAACCGACGTCTGATAGTGGGCACAGCCCTCCTGGGGTATCGCTTAGGTATACCGCTTGGCCAGCAACTAGAGTGCCGCCGATCGTGATGTCACCAGACTTTTGGAACGCCACCGGCTGGCCGACCGAGGCGCCGTTGAGCGCGATTGCTTTTGCCTGGCGCGCTTCGACCGAGGCCGAGTTGCTGTCGGCGAGCATCCAGCGGTTGGTTGCCGCGGCCAGATAAATGGCCTTGCCTGCTGTGATGGCCTCGCCGGCGATGCCCTGATCGCGCTCAGCGTTGCTTGCTGCCAGGACGGCGCTGGCCGTAATTACGATGTCTGCCATGGAAATTCTCCTGCGGCTTAGCCGCGTCTATGATTGCAAAGCAGCGCGTCAAACGCGGTCCAACTCGGAGGCGCGTCGTTTTCGCGCTTTTCGTAGGCTTCAGCGATCCAAAGCAGCATTGCGTGTTTGATGGATGGTGGCATGGATTCGTAGCCCACCACCGCAGTCAGGGCGATGCGGGATCCGTTACGAGGAACCGGCCACTGCTTTTCATAAGCCGGTACGATTGAAGCCTCTAGGCCGTCAAAGCGTTCCTCAATATCGCTTGGCGCTACGGTCGCATCCGTGCCATCCGCGGCCACGTACGCAATCGATGTGACAGACTGGGCCGGCGCCAAAGGAAGTCGATCGAAGTCGCAAAATGCATCGCACTTCAGTTCGACTGTCTGCGTTGCCAATGGCGTGTTGCAATACCGCTCGACATGGTCACGTGCCGCGGTAATCAGCGCGTCGAAGAGCGCGTCGTCATCGTCGTGAAGGACGGAACATTGGCGCTTCGCCTCCTCTTTCGAGATCGGCTCACTCGGCGCCTGCGTCACCAGAGGCGGATACCACATTAGCCTTGCCCTTCTTGCGAGCCGGCGACGCGACCGGAGCATCATCAGCGTCTGCCTTCACGGCGAAACCTGCATCAACGAGGCGTTCGGCCTCGGCGTCATCGAATTCGTGCTCGTCGCCTGGCGCCAGGTTGAATTCTGGGCCGGAAAGACCGGCGGTCATTTTCAAAAGCATGTCGCCTCCTGAGAAAGATGCGGGCCGGCCGAAGCCAGCCCGCCAATTGATTAGGCCTGGATGAGATGTTTGATCGCCGCAGTATCAGCGAGCTCTCCGTCGAAGCGGATCAGGCCGGCAATGCCGAGATCCGGCCAGAAGCGTTCGCGCAGAACGCCGATCACCGGGGAACCGACCTTTCTGACGAAATACTTGTTGAAATCACCGAAGAGAACCGTCTTCTGTCCCGTGGCAATATCGGCCATCGAGTCGTTTACGTTCAGCTTGTAGCCGAGCAGCGTAGCCGGTCGGCCCTGGGTGACGTCGCCGGCCGACCAGATATAATCGCCGTCGGAATTTTTCAGCTTCCTCACCGCCTTGACCGTCAGATCGTTCATCATGAACGCTGCCTTCGGCGACTTGCGATATGCTCGGTTCACCGAGTGCTCCAGATCGATCAGCTCGTCGCAGGTCAGTGCAGTGGCCGAAGCAGCGGTCTTGCCGAGCGTTGATGCGGTAACGACACCGTTGGGTGCCGACGAACCGGTGCCGGTCGTGAGCTGTGCGTTGGCAATGCGGCCAAGGCGTTCACCAAGCAGATCCGCCAGAAGAGCTTCCATGGAGAAGATCGAGTCGGATTCGAGTTCGAACGACCACCGGATGAACTCAGTGTCGAAGACGTATGCGTCGAGCGACTTCTGACCGAACGTAACGTCTTCAGAACCATCGTCGGTCAGCGCGGCACCTTCAGTGTGTGCGCCAGCCGACTTCGCAGTGTCGTTGACCGTCGGCACCTTCATGGGGTTGCCGGCGGAAGACGTAATGACACGTGCGACATCGCCGTCGTACATCGGACCCCAAGCCAGCATAGACTTGACGATCTCGTTGGCCAGCTCTGTCGGAACCGTGAAACCACCCGCAGTCGTCGTGCCGGCGGTCTGAGTACGTCGCTCGAACTTGGCAACACCCTGCTTCAAAACTGCGCGCTCTTCAGCGCTCAGATCGTCGAGACCGCCGCAGACCACCTTCGCAAACACATGGCGGTAGGAAAGCTGGTCATCAGCATCCTGTCCACGAGCTTCGCCATCGCCAGAGATCGGACGACGTTCTGCACGGCGCTCTTCGAAGCGCTTCTCGATCTCGGCGAGCTTCTGCTCTCGTTCGATCAGCTTTTCGACCCTGTCGAACTCAGCCATGATGGTATCGTGCCGGGTGTCGAGCTCAGATGCGCGCGCTTCGTCGGTATTTGATTTGATGGCATCGAGTGCTTCGCGTGCGTCGTGGACGAGTTTGCTACGCTTCTCATTCAGGTCCTTAAGGGACATGCGTTTCTCCAATAAAAAAGCCCGCCGCAGCGAGCTGTAACCGAGTTGTGGTGAATGGCAGGACGTTCGTCCGGCCCTCCGGCTGCTGGCCGGGTGACTACGAGGCGTCCTGCCGGATGCCCCGAATTCTCTGTTCTTGCCGCGCCTCGCGTTCGGCTATGCGCCGGCGCGCCGCGTTAGCGTTGCGGTTCGCGGAATCGCCATCAGCCCGAGCCGCATCAAGCGACCGGAGGCCGATCGTTGTGTCTTCGTATGCGGGCCAGGCGACTGCGGATACCTCGAAGAGTTCCACGGCTTGGATAGTGCGCACAGGAATATCGCCGGTCTCATCCCAAGTTTCCTTGGTCACCCGGAACCCGAAGCTCATCCCGGAAACGTCGCCGCGCTCGACCAGCACCCACAGATCATTGCCGTCGGTGGTGTCTGGAACGTCGATGGCAACGCGCAGGCCGGTGCCGTCCTCGGAGAGCCGAAGCGTTCCGCTCTTAGTCCGACCGATAACCCGGCCTGGGTCGTGATCGACCAAAGCCCGAATGTCGCCGCCGATCGCCGTGGAAAAAGCGCCAGGCGCGATCTTCTCTTGGAAGTAGCTGCCGATCATGGCCAGCCGTTCGAACTTGGCGGCATAGCCAATAAGCGTGCGCTTGCCGTCGTCAGCCCGGTGCTCGACCGCGCCGACATAACTGCGCTTTTCAATGTTGGTGGTTGTCATGCCGCAACGGCCTCATCGATATTGTTGTCGTTGGCAGCCGCCGCGGCCGGTGATGTGCCGAGCGGCACCGTTGCGCCCTGAATGTAGAGCTTGTCAGCCGGCCCGCCTTCTGCTGGCAGGTTCTCCAAGGCACGGATCTCGTCCGGCTTGCGGATGCCATTTTGAATGGCAATTCCATAACCTTCCATGCGGGTTTTAAAGTCTCCTCTAAGGAGACCATCCAGCGCGTGCTCGATGTACCGGCCGCCAGACCTCCCGAAAAACTTCAGGTTCATCTCGTCCTCGAGCGCCTTTGCCCACTGGCCTATAAGGTGCTTGACCAAGTGCAGATCCTGCTGCTCGGCATTGCTGAACGTGGCGCGCGTGAGATCCTGCAGAAACACCGGCGGCAGCTGCCACGCACGTGCAATCTCTTCGACCTGAAACCTTCGCGCCTCGATCATCTGCCCCTTAGCAGGGTCAATCCCGACGGGAGAGAGTTTGTAGCCAGCCGGAATTGGGAAGATTGGCTCGTCTGCGTTCTTAGCTGCATCCACAGACCGCTTGATGTCGGCTTGCGCGCGCTTCATCGCTTCGGCGCCAGCCGGCAACGGACCTTCCAACGCAAGCGGAGGGACACCACCGCCGGCAAAGAAGTTGCTGCCGTAGTCGTTCATCGCGAGGGCAAGTTGGATTGCCTTCGACGCCTTGTTGATCGGGCCGTAATGCCGTAGCCCGCAAGGTTTCAGCATGAACGGCACGTCGATTACATCAGCCGCGTCGTAGGTCTTGCCCTCGTATTCGTAGGTGACCTTGAATCCGACACGCTTGATGTTGGTTTTCGTCGGATCCATCGGCCACAGCGAGTCGATGCCCTGAGGCGTGCGCTCGATGTAGGCTAATCCGCGGCCGCCGGTGAAAACCTGCTGCCAGAACCATTGCCAGAACTTGAACGCGCCGATCGTGTCATTTGGCGCAGTATTTACGACTGTCTCAAGCCTGCCGCCGATACGCTCTCCGTTGCCCTTGCGAGCCCGGTAGGCGTGCCGCGGCAACGCCGCCAGCGTGCGGGACATGAACGCCACCGCAGCCATGACGGCCGGCACGGTCAATGCATTGTCGATTGTGACGTGAGGCAGATTTGCGCTCTGCACGCCGAAGAACGCCATAAAATTTTCGGCACTCACCGGTACTGTCGGATTTTCAATGCTCGCGCGCGTTTCCGGCGCTTTCACCGCATTCTGGCGGGAAAACCAGTCTTTGATAGCCATTACGCCGCCATTAGTTGGAAGTTCGGGTCATCCCATGGGGACGCGATGGGCGCGATTTCAGCGCCGCCGTCGGCGGCGGCGCCAGTCGCCATTGCGAGAGCAACGGCCGCGTCGATGCGCACCGAAGCGCGCGGTTTCACAAACCACCTGTTTCCATGAGGATCCGGTGGGTGGTTGAATGTCGCCCCCATGAGTGCCGACATCAGGACCGGACTGCTGCGAAGTCGGATGCGCCCATCGATGATGAGGTTTTCCAGTTCAGTGACCGAGCCCGGCATCCACAGGCCGAGCGGCGCTTTTTCACCGGCGGCCTTAGCTGCCTCGACACGCGCCTCAGAAGGCCGAGCCCTCACCTTCCCGCCTTGCGGATGCGGCAGGGTCTCGGCCTCTACGCCGAACCCATCTAGCTCGTCTTTGAACTTTGCGAAGGCGTAGTTGTCATAGGCGATCGCCTTGATGTTGTAAGTGCTGTTGATCTCAGACACTCGAGCGGCAATGATATCGAAGCGGATACGTGGGCCAGGTGGAGCATTCAGAGAACCGTCACGGACCCACAGATCATAGGGCTGCTTGTCTGCTGCCGTGCGCGCCGCGAGTGTATCGCCCGGCGTCCATGCCTCAATCCAAGCATCATAGGTCGGCAGGACTGCTGTGCTGCTGTCGGCTCGAACGACTTCGACCGTGCCAGTCGGTACGGCACACGCGACAACAGCCATGTCCTTGGTGCCGGCAAGGTCGATGCCCAGGTAGACATCCTTGCCTGCGTGCTCCTCTGGATCAAACGGTGCCATGACCGTCTCAACCGTTTCGCGGGACATCCACGCTTTGTCAGCGTCGGTCCAGACGCAGAAATGCAGGCGAAGAACGTTGTTCAGCTTGCCGGGGACTGCCCTAGCTTCAGCAACCACCCCAGCGAGATAATCGACTGTCAGGATCGTGCCGAGAAGCGGATTCGCCTTCACCCAGCACGACGGGTCCGTCATCGGATCATCGTCTTTATCGAGGCCGCAGATGAACGCGAAGACGCTGTCACTGCCCTCCCACGCCTCGCCGACAAAGGTAAAATCGTCGTCTGGCGTCTGAGTGCCGGCCACAACCTTCACCGCGCGCTCGCGCTCCTCCCAGCAGACAGAATTCCTGTCGCTGCCGGAGTTCGTGATCATCAGGAGCAGAGGGTTCTGCCGAAACTTGAAGCCACGCTGGAGCATTTCCATGATGCTGCGGTCGGGGTGCTCGTGCACCTCATCGCAGAGCGCAAAGTGCGGCCGTGGCCCAGAGCCAGTCTTGCCGGCTTCTTTTGAGATTGGGCGGAAGAACGACTGCGACCGGTGATGGGCAATGTTGAATTCCTTGCCCATGCCGCCGCTGAATTTCAGCCGATCGTTCAAGGCTGGTGCCTGCCGGACCATTTTGCATGCATCCTGAAACAGGATCTGGGCTTGGTCTTTCTTGGCGGCCGCCGCATAGATCTGCGCGCCAGGCTCAGCGTCGGCCATGAGGCCATAGAGGCCAATGCCGCCGGCAAACGGCGACTTGCCGTTGCCTTTACCTTCCTCGATATAGACCGTGCGAAAGCGCCTGGTCCCGTCGATCCTTTTCCAACCGAAGATGGAGCCCAGTTTGAAAGCCTGCGACGGATGCAGCTTAAACGGCTTGCCGTCGAACTGGCCGTCACTCAGGCGCAGGCGCTCTTCAAAGAACCGGAACACTCGTGTGGCAGCCGAGTCATCCCAATACAGCCCGCGCTCATGACCATTGGTGAGATCCGCAAGATGCCGGCGGCAAGCGTTTCTAACGTGGGGACCGGCAACGATCTCACTATCGAGCACTGCACGCGCATAAGCAGACACGCGGTCCAGAGCACTAATCGAGGATGTCGTCTTTCTCTTCGTCGCCATCCGGTACCGCAACCTTTGTGGCGTCAGCCGGGGTCGCCCCCATCTGGCCGAGACATTGCCTGAGGAGATTCATCGCCTGCACACCAACGTCTTGATTGGCCATGATGCGCCCCTGGATATTCGCGGCCATGCCGACGAGCATGCGGTGGGACTCGGTGAGCCAAGGAATTTCTTTTTGGAAAAGGAGCCACGCCGAACGCGACTTATTCGTTTCTGTATCTGTCAGCCATTTTGGCGGAGCCCCGAGCGGGCCATTGCCTTTGGGCTCTTTGCGTCCCTTGAACCGGCCCGCATTGATCGTTTCCCGCCCCTCGGCTTTGGCCTTGCCGAGCGGATTCCTCGGTCTTGCCATGGAAGTAAAATCCTCAGTCAGGGGTCATATTTTGAAATGCAGATGCGTACGCGATGCGGGGACACCGGTAAGGCGGAGGCGGTATTCCATAACAATGGACCACCCCCTACCCCTCAGAGCGGCCAGCCGTCCGGCCCATACCGGACCACGGTCTTGCCATTGTCCTCGAGCTGCCCTCGGGAAGCGTGGCATGGCTTGCATGTGCTGATGAATGGGCCAGACCAGAAGAGCTCAAGGTCGCCTCGGTGGGGCGTGGCATGGTGCACCTCGGTCGCCTCGGTGATGGTTTCTGATTCGAGACACCATTCGCAAAGCGGCTGGTTGGCGAGCTGATGGTGACGCAGCGTGCGCCAGCGAGCCGACTGGTAGAGCCGGCGGTAGAGGGTGGCTTCTTCTGAGCGCCGATCTGGAACCGTGGATTCCGCCATGCGTTAATCCCGACCAATCATGGAGCGACCAATGGCCGACGACAAATCAAAGCGTGGAGCAGCAGACCGCAACAAGGTTGCCGCAGGCGAACCTTACGAAGTGGCGTATTTCGCGAAAAAGCATGGGATCAGCCGTGATCAGGCAGAGAAGATCATCGATAAGCACGGTCCCGACAGGGACGCGGCGAATAAGGCCGCAGAACGCCTGAAATAGGCTCTTACGCGCTGCTGTTGCACGGTGGGTCGCGGCTACCTATATGCGAACCGACGGCCCAGGCGCGCCCAGAGGCGCCTATGCCTGCCGCACAATCCAAGGAGACTACCATGACTGAAGAAGTAGACGCTGCTGCGTCCGCACGGCCGTATGACGCCAAGACACTGGCTAAGAAGCATCGGATCGATATCGAGGACGCGAAGAAAATCATCGACCAATACGGCTCCGACCGAAAGGCATCTGATAAGGCCGCACGTCGCATCGCGGCCTGAAATAGCAAAAGCGCCAGGGAGCTCAATGAGCTCAACCTGGCGCAGGATTACCGCGTCGCGAGAGGAGGCGCGCTGCGGTAATTGGAAAGGATTTTGCCGTAAAGTCCCCCGGATATTTTGCAGGGGTACGTGATGGCCTTAAGTCAATTCCAGATAATCAAATCGTTAGGGGAAGCGCTCTCATGGTTCGAGCGCGAGCTTGCCTGGGGCGTTCCAGCGTCGGAACTTAACCACCTCACCGGCCGTATCGGTGAACTTTACACAGCTATGTTCACTTACGGGCAAATGGCGCCCGACCCAAAGCAGCGCGGTTATGACGTCGTGAGCGCCGATGGGCAGAAGATCTCAGTTAAGACGGTGACTTCTTCAACCCAGGTCTCGTTCAACGAAAGCACATTCAGCGATGTTGATCGAGTGGTGGTGCTCAGGATTAACGCTAAAGAGTTGGCGATCGAGATACTCATGGATCAGCCGGCATCCGAAGCCCGAGACAGCATGCGAACACGCGCTGGGAAGCTGGTTTTTCCGACTTACAAGTCGCCAACTCAAGCCGACAATCTTCCTCGTAGCGACCTACAAATCACCAAGCGGGCAGATGCCGGTCAGATCCAAATTCGCCAGTACGAAAATGGAACTGTCGAGGTCTTGAGAGATGGCCAGTTAGTCGCACCCGCACTACCGCTTCTCCGCGAGTTGTCGATGGAGTTGGGCATTGACCATCTTAACAGCACCGGGACGCCAAAAAACACCCGCCACCTTGGCGATCAGATCATCCGCGAATTACTTGCCCGCCAGCAGGAGGCATCGCCGCAAGACGAGTAGGTATGAGGCTGGCCCGGCATCGATAGCGAGTTTAGAACGTCCGCTCGAATTCAGCGCCTCAAATTAAAACGGCCGCACATGGCGGCCGCTGGGAATTCATCCCTTCATTTAAATACGATGCGGCGCTATCGCCGACCGGACATTACGCTGCTATTTTTTCTTTGGTGGGCACGAATTCACCGCGTGCCGTCCCGTCGATCGCAATCAGCGCATCAATAGCTGCATCGATAAGTGCTGGTCCCTTCTTCTCGGCGTATGCTGGTGCCTGCCCCATTGCCATGCCAATTGACTTTGCGGATGCGTCCGTGATTGCAAGATCGAGCAGCTTCGCGTGCTCTCGAAGCCGGCGGCGCAGATAATCTAGATACGACGCGGTCTCGACATGGCGGACAAACTCAGGCTCACGGCCGGCCGAAGAGGAGATCTCACCGAGTGGTTTAGGCTTTTTCACGCCACCAACCCACTGGTCTCCAGCAACGAGTCCGTATTGGCAACGGGTGGCAGGAACTGGCAACTGATCGAAAGGCACGCTGCCGTCGGCTCCCAGACTGCGAAGAACTTCGCGCGCTTCCTCAACACCGAACCGGCCGCAACGATCTTTTGCGCTGGGCTCTACGCGCGGCAATGGATCGTAGCAGCCATGGATTGCCGGTTCGGTTGACATAGGCTTTGCGTATGGGCGCGCGGTAAACGGTGAGACAGCTCCGCTGAGTTCCAGGTAGGCCCAGATCGCACTTTCAGACCGCGACGGGTCAGCTGCTCCACCCTTGACCCCGCGAGTGCGTTCAACCGGCTTAAGAGCTGCGCCCTTTCTCGTCTCGCCCCACTGCATGAGCTTGCCGTCACGGAAGAGCAGCGCACCTAGCGAGGTGTCCGTGCCGCCGTTCCTGTTCTTTTGGTGAGTTTCGACAGACGGTTTGGGACGGTAGATGTTGACCATCTCACTGGTCCAATACCAGCGCTCACGATCTACTATCTCCCACCCGACGGCTGTGAGCAGTTCCCCTTCGGATGGCCTTGTTTCGATCGCGACCTCCGGATCATAATTTCCCTCTTCGAGCACATCAATTTCTGATCCCGGGAAGTTCAAGTTTTTCCAGTGGCGGAGAGCAAAGAGGCGGGCGTACTCGCCGCGATGCGCCAAGCGTTCGAATGCCGGCCACGCCAATCTGAGCCGTACGGGCTTGTTGTCGTTGGCCGGAGTGAGTGCGCGTGCCTTCTTGGGCTTGGCTGTCACTGGTGCGGTGTGGGTCGCGAGGAGTGCGGATAGTTGCGAAAGGTCGCGGTGCTTTTCAGGTGCTGACATCACTTGCTCCACTTCGGTTTCGGGTACGGTAAATCGCGGATTGCTTCTGATGCCGGGGTCGGAACTCCACCCTCGTCTTCAAACAACGTCGCTGCCTTTTCCTGCATCCATCGCGCGGCCGCCATCCTTGCTTCTTCGGCAGCAGTCCGCGTGACGCATAAGGAAAGATCGTACTCGCGAGCCTGCTTATTCTTGTCCCTCTCCGCCTCGATATCTTTGATCCGCAACTGAAGGGTCTCGATTGTCCGATGCGCATCAGCCAGGTGGGAGCGGTAGTGGTCGCCTCGGCCTCGCGGATCCCGGGGCGCCGTGCTGTCGGCCAGCAGCGTGTACATCGCCGACTTGGCAGCCGCCGTCTCACGGCGCGCGGATTCCTCAAAAGTTCGAATGCGGCGGCTCATACGTTCTTCCTAAAATAGATCATGACTTCCTCCTTCCTTTCCGGGGATTGCATTTCCAGATGCATCCCCTTCATAGAAGGGGCAAACTCTGGAAACCCGGAAATCTCAATGTTTTCAGCGGCTTATACGTTTCCATTTTTGCCGGAAACGCCGGAAATGGAAATGCTAACTAGTTGATGTTGCTGATATTTCCATTTCCATCTCCATGGAAATGCCCATTTCCACAGCGCCGGAAATGGCTTTTGATGATGAGCAGCTACTCACGCATCATGCCCTTGCGGAACTCGCCAAGACCCTGGGCAAAGATACCCGTCGGAACGTCCAGCCATTTCGGAACAGTCCCACCCGCCAGACATTTGACCACACGTTGCGTTTCAATCGCCCTTTGTGCGAGGGCTTCGATACGATGACGAGAAAGGCCGCTCAGACCTTCGCCGAGACGTTCCTTGTTGTCGAATAGGCCCGTGGCGCCGGTCTTAGTGAACGGCTGTCCGGCATGGGCCGCTGCAGAGATTGCAGCCACCATCAGCTCGATCAAGTCGTCCTGCGGGAGGTTTGATGCACCGATACCAGCGGTCCGATCGACGAGAAGTCCGAACTCATTTCGAACGTAAGTGCTCACGATGCGTCGAGCCGCGCCGTTTGCTTTCACCACGCCTCCAAACACCACCCTGTTTGGAGAATAGTCGATGCCAAGATCCTTGCAGATTGCCCTCGCCCGCTTCTCCTCAGCCGGCCACAGAGCGTAGGCAAGGCGCAAGCCGTCGACTAGTGCTGTACTCCCGCGGATCGCCTCGCGCGCGTCCGCCAACGTCTCTACAGGTTTCGCGGTCTTCTTCATGTGATGGGCGACGAGAACAGTCGCCCTCGTCTCTGCCGCAAGCGCGCCAAGAGAAGCGCAAACAAAGGCCCCAGCGGCCGGATCCTCGTTGATCTGGACGTGCGCAAAACTGGCTAGCGGGTCCAATGTCACCAACCGGAGATCATCGATTCCGACAAGCTGGTCGCACAGCCGCTTGAAGTCGTCGGTCTCAATCAAGCCGAGCTTCCGGTCTTCGCGCCAGAAGACCTGCGGACCGCCAGCCGACGGAAGCGGCACCACCAGAAGCTTCTTGCCTTCAGCGATCCGATGGCCTCGCTTATCAAGCGCGGCAAGGCGCCGGTGAACTTCTCCGGCATCATCTTCAGAGGTGACCATGACCGAAGTGCCCGTCGCCAGTACCTTGCCCCCAAAAATGGGGGGGTCGAACGTGGCTGTGCCAAATGAGACGCGACGGTGAAGCTCGAGAGCGGCATAGCTTTTCCCGGTATCGCCCATCGCGGCGATCATCCCTGGAATCGCTAATGGGATGGTACCCTCAACGAGCTCCTCAATAACTGGGGGCTCGCCGACGAACCGGCTGCTCGGCCAGTCAAATATAGAAAATGCACGCGGCGTTGCGGGGGGCGGACTGTTGTCATTGGCGGCGGAAAGCGGCGGCTGTCGATTGCGTGGTGAAATAATTGGCGGCGATTTTTGCGCAAAATCGAGCGAGAGGCGCTTTACCTCCCTCTCGACCAAGTCATTGCCATCCCGCCATATCTTGGCGAGTGAAGTCATGCGGCCACCAGATTAAACCTTCCAGGATGCTTTTCGGTGAGTGCTTGCGTGATTGCGCGCCGCTCAGCCTGGGCTCTGAAATATGCCTCGATATTCTCTGGGGTGTCGTCGATTTCGAAACGGCCGAGTTCGTTGTCATCGGCGCCAAAAGCCCATTCCCACGCTTCGAGCGCTGTACCGACGTCGCTGCAAAGGATCTTGCCGACAGACTGAAGGCGCTTGAGCGGCGAGCGACGTTGCGGGTCAATGAAAACACATCCCTCCCCGCCAGCATCGAGCCAATCGGAGACGCAACCATGAAGGCGAATCTCGTCGCCGTCGATGTTGTCGCCGCCGAGCCAAATTGCCTTTTGCCGGACGGTCGCGAATTCGAAATCCTCGATAAACAGCAAGCCGTAGTCGACGGTCTGGCCGCTATCGACTATTGGAAACACGAGGCAATCGCGCTCGCCTGTCCCGTCATAAGCGTAGACGTACCGACCGCACGGTTTTTCGATTTCAGGCAGATCGTAGTCGCGGGACACGCTGACATGCACCAGCTTCGGCTGAAATGGGAGCTTGTCAGGATCGATTTCGCTTTCTACGAGCCATTCCCTCGCCTCGCTGACGCCGTCCGACGCTTCGAACTTGGCCTTCGATTCTGCGATCGGCTCGCGGTACTGCTCCTCGAAACTTTCCCAGTATAGGAAATGTGGATCTTCCCAAAGTGCGGAAACTGACAGAGTCGTGAGCATGGTCTCTCCTCTCGCCGGCGGCGCCGGTCGGCAAATGTGGTACAATGGGTGGCTGGGGCTATGTCGGCAGTCGATCCGTCCAGAAATCAGGCTATGCAGCGCGGGCGGCGATCTTGGCCTGTACCCAATCGGTGACTTCTGTGCGTACGAAGGCGACCCGCCTGTCGCCAAGCTCAACCGCGACGGGGAACCGACCTTCGGCGCGATATCTGTTCAACATCGTGCGCGACATGCTCGTGAGACGGCACGCATCATTTAAGCTGATCAACATTGGAAGGTTGTCATTCACAGGTTGCATAGACATCTCCTCTCGCCGGACGGAGTCCAAGCGCTTGAAAGGGTGAAATTTTTAAAGGTGAAAGCCGGTCCGGCCGGGCTGGTGGTGGATGCGTGGCGCCGAAGCGCTGGGCGGCGAGACTGTGTGGACTCGAAGGTTATGCTCTGAATGTGATGTAAACTGACAAAAAAGTCAAAATGGATATTTATCAGAGGTTGCAATAAACTTCTTGACGGGTTTGTAAGTTTACACGCGTTTACAGCAATCCGCAGCAGTGCGTTGCCCATTCCTGCATAAGGGCGCGTCGCCTTTCAAGCGCATCAGATCGAGCGTATGATCGCTCAACCGCATCGCCAACGGCATGGGCCAGGGCGGCTTCTGCGATCTCTCGCGGAGCATGGGCAACCTCTGTCGCCCAATCGCGGAATGTGGACCGGAAGCCGTGAACCGTGTACGAGCCGCCACCTGCCGCGCTCAGCGCCTTGCCGAGGCTGGCGTCCGACAACGGCTTCTTGTCGCGAACGCCCGGGAATACGAAATCGTTGACGGATTGTGCCTTCATCGACTTGACGATCTCGACGGCCTTATCAGACAGCGCGACGCGATGTTCCCTGCCGCCCTTCATGCGAACGGCAGGGATAAGCCAGGTCTTCTTCTCCAGGTCGAATTCTGGCCAGACTGCAAATCGGACCTCGCCCGAACGGCAGGCGGTTAGAATGCACAATTCGAGCGCTCTGGCGGACACGCCCCTGACCTCGGCGAGTTGTTTCATGAAAGCAGGCGCTTCAACGTGTGGCAGGGCGGCATGGTGCTCGGCGGTAACCAGTTCGTTTGGTTTATGAAGGACATGTTCCAAGTTGCCTCGCCAAGCGGCCGGATTGTCCCCTGCACGATGCCCCTCGACTTTGGCTGCATCCAGCACCCGCTCGATCGCCTCTCGCAGCTTTTCCGCCGTTTCCTGTTTCGAGCCCCAGATCGGATTGAGCACATTGATCACGTCCTTCGTTTTGACGCTTGCCAGCGTCTTCGCGCGGATCGGCTTGGCATGTTTCTCTAGAAGATTCCGCCACCTGGCTTCCGTCTTGGCGCCGCGCCACCTCCCGGCCTTCACGGCGGCATCAACGAACGCGTCCGCGTACTCTCCGAAGGTCATTGCCTTCGGTGTGTCCGCCTCCCCCTCCTTGCGGGCAGCGATAGGATCCACTCCACGACGGACCATCGAGCGCGCCTCCTCTGCCTTCTCGCGCGCATCCGCCAGCCCGACCGTATGCAGCGGGCCAATGCCCATTTCATGCCGCAAGCCAGCAAAGGTGTAATTGAATATCCAGTATCGACCGCCGCCTTTGGTGACGAGCCACAGCCCGCCGCCATCACGGAGCTTGGCCGCCTTGCTAGCCGCAATAGATTTCACGGTAAGCGCATTGCGAGTATGGCTTCCCAT